TATGCTTGTGTTAGGCGTGAGTCTCCCAGACCGCGCCAAGTTGCCCGAAAGATTAAGCCTCCAACGGGCGGCGGAGATGGTGGGGACAGGCTTCCGAGCTTGTCCCCCATTCTTTTCTTTGGGGGCTACAACTTATGGAGGCTTAAATGAGAAGTTTAATTGCATACCTGATAACACTGAAGTTCTTCCCCTTTATAGCGATTCTCATTGTTTGGAGCCTTGCGATGTATTGGATAGCCGACTGGTTCGTCTGGACATTCGGAGAAGAGGATATAGATGTGAACCACTTCAGGAGGATGAGATGACCTACATAATTGATCTAATCATGTACTGCATACTGTCAATTTATATGTTGATAGACAGGTTTATCGGGGGAATGGAATGAGTGAACGAGAAGAGTTTGAAGATTGGTATAAGAGATTCAATAACTGTGACGATAAGCTAAGTGCTGAATTTGGGTGGATGGCAAGAGCAGCACTCAAGCAGGAGCCTGTTGCTTGGTTTTATGGAAATCCAGTTATGGGTAGGCAGTTAGTAACCACAATACACCCTAGTAAATTAGTAAATCTTCCAGAAGATATGACAAACAAGGAGTTTTTTATACCACTCTACGCCGCACCCCCAGATTCAGAATACATAATGAAATTAGCATCTGAACACAGAGATGAATTAGAGCAAAGGCTCAAGGAAGCGGAGGATAGGATTTTTGAGTTAGAATCACAAAGGGAGGTTGATAGTGAAGGAATAGCAATGCTTCTGACTACCAACAAAGAAAACAAGCACAAACTCACCGCAGCGAACGAGAAGGTGGAGAAGATGCGGGGGGCTATGTTGTCCGTGTTGTGTGATCCAGAAGGTAATCCATGTTTTGAAGGAAGCGATGGAGACAGACAAGTTATTAGAGATGCACTAGCACTCCCGACCGAAGGAGAGACAAAATGATGTACGGAATCTATCAAGAAAACGAAGACGGCCGGATGCAGCTCATGCTGGTCTACACAGCCGCCTTTCGCGAGGTCGAGGGAGCCGACGTGATGCTCATCATGATTGCGCAGAAGCTCGCGGATGCCGACTTGCAATCCGTCAAGATTGTTTCGGGAAACGAGCTGACAGACTTCACACAGTTCCTCGGAGATTGAATTAAAATCTTGATTGACTTGATACCAAGTATTCGGATATAATTGGTACACGTTATGAATTGATAACGGGTATCAACTAACCAAACGGAGGCTTATATGTATCGCAGACTAACATACCGCGCACCAAGTCGGGAGACTGTTCAAACCGAGAATGGCTTTGCATCTTGCAGGTGGACACTGTGCGGTGTTATCTCGGCTGTTCTTGACGGAGCATGGTTCGGGGATGATGGACAGCACGACTTCGAAACAGGCGTAGGTGCGTTTGCAAGGGAAGCGCAAAGTGTGATGGATGAACTCAGCGGAGGTCGGTATGCCAACCAGAACTAAACATCAGGCGGAGAACCACAGGGATAGGAGGAAGTTAAACAAGGCGGCGAGCTTCAAGGGGGATAAGAAATTCATTCCATCTTGGATGCAAAGACAAATGGCTATAGCCGCTCAAAACTCTATGGCCGTGGCTGTAGCTGTACTTGCACCCCTGTTCAAACGCTCAGGAAGAGGTCGATAACCATGCCACGTCCAGCATCAATTAACCCGAAGACTCCTATCCATACATGGCTTCCGGCCGACCTCAAGGCACGGATAGACCTGTACCTGTATAGCGAGGCGGAAGGCCGAATTCCCCACGCAGCACATTCAAACTTTTTCACACAACTGGCACTCGAATTCTTCGAGAGGCTGGAGAAAGGAGCAGTAAAAAATGACACCCGAGATGAATAGCAAGATTGCCATGTGGAGGCAAAAATCGAACGAGGGAACTCTGACGGTGGAAGAACTCAAGGAAGCCGTGGAAGCTCTGAGAGGTGACAGGAGAAGCGCGTCTGTCGCGAGCGAAGCATCTCGCAGGGGCAAGGCAAAAGTCGTCGTGCCAAGCGCAGAAGACCTGTTGGCTGAGTTGGGGGTGTAGAAATGGACGACGCTACCAAAGCCATCACAGTACAACAGCGTGGAGCAGAGCTTCAGCGGAGAGCAATGCGTCGGGAGGACTTACTTCAACGGCTCAAGAATGAAGGCAAGCTGTTAGAAGAAGAACTCACAGCAGAAGAGATGGAAATACACATGAAAGCGGTAAATCAAGTGTATGTACAAAGCGCTATATACGACGCACAGCTGGAAGCAGAATCAATACGACATCTGTCAAGAATCATCAACGAAAGGGGCTACTGGAAGAATCTTTGGCTGGCCCTCAAAGGGAGAATCCTGTGAGCCACCACCCGAAAGAGACCTGTTCATCCTGCCACTTCTTCGAAGAGAACAACCAAGGTGGGGCCGGCTACGTCTGCACAAAGAATCCGCCGACTGCCCACTTCCTCATTGTACCTATCCCGCACCCAGAGGGACTTCGCCCTGTGGTTCAGATGTTCTCGGGCTGGCCGACTGTCAAGTCGACCGACTGGTGCGGCGAGCACAAGCAGGACATTTTGATTGCCCACTGAACGGAGTTACTCCCACCGCTCGGTCGGCTCCTATTCTTTGGAAGCCGGTTTTGAGAATCGTGGATGATACCTCCGGCCGCTTGCGGCCTATCTGCTGTGCAGGGCGCTGCTCTTGGGGTTTTCTCTGAACTGCTTTTAGGGCACAGGACGGCGGCGGTTTTTGCCGCCGGACTGGGCTTAGCAAACGTATTATGGGTTTACCAGCACCCTTGAGCTGGCAAGGAGACAGAAATGGAAGCACAGGAAGCAATCAAACAGGGGCTTGAAAGTCTGGTAAAGTCCCGACAAACATGGCTTGAGCAGGCCTTCAAAGCACAACACAAAATCAACCAACACAGCAAGAACATCGGCGCTGTTGTTCGACTGTTGGGTGACAAGGCATCAGTGTCAATATCTAGTGAAAAGGTAAACATCAGGTTACGGATTACGAGTATGGAAGAAGCAAAGCCTGTAATAGAGTCACTACAGGATATACTCGGCTGTGATTTTGATGGTACAAGTGACTATGCCGAAACTGGTTATGGCGTGCGAACTTTTACTTGCGCTTTGTTTCCTATAGAACTTTGCGCTGTAATTGAAGACAACCCAAACGCTACATGCCGCTCTGTTCAAGTCGGTGAGCAGATTGTTCCTGTATGGGAACTTCGTTGTGATGAGGGGGCAGCCAAATGAGCCGCCCACCCTTTCCCCAAGTCATTGACTCTTCCATCGTTGCGTCTCTCCGCTCCTGCGGCCGCAAGGCTGAACTCGAGACTCTGCTCGACTGGAAGCCGAAGGTTCCGTCTGTACACCTCCATGCCGGAGCGGCCTTTGCGAAGGGACTCGAGGTGGGTCGGGAAGCCTATTACCTCGACGGCAAAGAAGAAAAGGATGCGGTAGCCATTGGCCTGAAGGCTCTGTTCGAAGCGTATGGTGACTTCGAATGTCCGGCCGACTCGGCCAAGTCCCTCGAGCGTATGTGTGGAGCATACGAATACTACTTCGACCAGTACCCAATGTCAACCGACAAAGCCGTTCCAATCACACTCCCCTCCGGTAAGCGCGGGATTGAGTTTTCCTTCGCTGAGCCGATTGACATTCGCCATCCCGAAACAGGCAACCCAATAATCTACTGCGGTCGGATGGATATGATAGCCGACTACGCTGGAGGCATCTACGGTGAAGATGACAAGACAACCTCCCAACTCGGGGCTACTTGGTCTAAACAGTGGGACTTGCGCAGTCAGTTTACTGGTTACACTTGGGGGGCGGGAAAGGCTGGTTTCCCTCTCAACGGCTTCCTCGTGCGCGGCGTCTCTATTCTCAAGACCAAGTACGACACCCAGCAAGCCATCACCTATCGCCCTCAATGGCAGATCGACAGGTGGTACGACCAGCTCCTCCGAGATGTAGAGCATTTCATCCACCAGTGGAAATCCGGCAAGTACGACTACAACCTCGACCACGCTTGCAACGAGTATGGAGGTTGCCCATTCCGTCAAGTCTGCCTGTCCGAGCCAAGCAAGCAATCCAACTGGCTCGAGACGGGATTTGAAAAGCGGCATTGGGATCCCCTGACACGGGTGGAGACGAAGCTTTGACTGACCGCATATACACTGTCAAGTATATCATAAACGGTAAGCTTCTGGGTACGTGTAGCCTTCGCACCCAGATACCCTACCCACAGTCCATAGCTTTCTTCTGCCCACACTGTGGAGAAATCTGGGGCAGGGTATGGTATATGTGCGATAACACTACGTGGACAGTCCACCACTCAGCTTGCGAGAAACATGAACAAGGCCGTTACAATTTTATCCAAGTCCCAGGAAGTATTTTGGAAGATGACTTCCTGTGGACAACGCCAATGCGGGAGGCTTATTGGCCCGTAACTATCGACTGTCTTCCAAGACCTGTACTCGAACGTGAGTTTCAACTCACACTTAACTATTACGAAAGGAATCATCATGAGACAGAAATCCAAGAAAGCCCCGACCAACTCCTCGAACAACTCTGTAGTGCATGAGCGAAACAAGCTTGACCAGCACCGCATTGTCATTCTTCGAAATGGTATTCCATCAGCATCTTCGTGGTTCGAGCATCACGAAATGGCTGTGCATCATGCCTACCGCGCAACGCTGTATGGAGCGCATGGACTACCAGTTGGCATCTTCAAAATTTCCGCTGTCGCCCATGAGGTGCTGTGATGGCTGACCCAAGAATCTTTACCACTGACACCAAGCCAGTCGAGCAGTCAAGCACTGCCGACACCCTGATGGGGCCAAAGGTTCTTCTCGAAGGCCCTGCAGGAACCGGCAAGACACATGCTCTCGGCACAGCCGTCGATTGGGCGGAAGCTCATGGCCGACAAGTTTTCATCCTGTTCACCGAGAATGGCCTCGAGACCCTCCTCGGCTATTGGAAAGATCGCGGCAAGCCTGTTCCAGAGAACCTTCACTGGCACGTCGCCATGACCAAGCCAATCGGCATAAACCAGCTTATGGATGCAGCCGACAAGGTGGGCAAGCTTTCCTACGAATCAATCACCAAGATGGTAGATGCCAAGCGGTCAGAGAACAACGCCTTCTACAAGATTCTCACAGCATGTTCCGACTTCCACGACGACCGAACAGGTAAGAAATTCGGCCCAGTAGATTCGTGGGGAACTGACGTTATCTTTGGTCTCGACAGTCTGTCAGAAACAGCTAACGCTGCTATGAAGATGGTAATTGGTGGAAAGCCGACTGCCTCCATGCCCGACTACGGCGTAGCTCAAAACAACCTGATGAACTTCCTTCGCTTGTGCACTCAAGGCTGTGCCTGTACCTTCCTCCTGACTGCCCACGTCTCCCGCGAGAAGGATGAAATCACAGGCGGTGTGAAGCTCATGACGAAGGCAGTTGGGTCGGCGCTTGCCAATGAAATCCCACAACTTTTCTCCGACGTAATCTATACTGTACGGGAGGGTAACTCTTTCTATTGGGACACAGCCGCAGCCAACGTCGATGTGAAGACGCGTAACCTCCCAATCGCTGCGAAGCTCAAACCCGACTTCGGGGCAATCATGGATAAGTGGGAGGCCCGCCGTGGAAGTTAAATCCTTCGCCGTATCTGTTCAGTGGGGAAAGGGTATGCACTATATCAGAACCACTGAGTGCGAGACTCTCGAACAAGCTCAGAAGATTGCCCATGCTGCGCTTGACCACGCTATACTCACAAGAGAGCTATCAAAGAACCATGCCCATCCAGTTGTTTATGTATGGGAACTTGTTTGTTCACACCAATATAAAGACGGTTAAGGCAGCGTCTTTAGTTCCACCAATCCCTGCCTATTATCACTATCACAAGGAGCATTAAAATCATGAGTACACCTACATCGTCATTCGACCCACAAGCGTTCCTCGATGCACAAATCAGCGAACCAACCGTCAAACGTCCGCCTATTCCAGCCGGCGACTACACTGCAGTTATCGGTGAAGTCAAAGCCCGCG